TAATCCGTGTTGTAAATCAAACATTATTTTACACTCCTTTTATGAGATTCATAGTTATTAACAAAGACTCTTATAAGTCTGGAAACATCTACCGTTTCCTCTTTCAATGTTTTAGGGTTAATAAAAATAACTCTACTATCATTAACCTTTAAAGCTTTGTGTTCAACATTATCATCAACCACGACAGCGCTGTCTGTATGTTTACGCCAATCGTGTGAAGAATAACCTAATACATCATTACTCATTATTTTTTCTCCTCTAGTTTTCTTATTTTCTTTATCATTCTTATAACTCTTTTGTCATAATCTGGTGTAGTAGAAAACTTATCTAAAGTTTTGATAAGTTGAAAAGAATCAAGTTGTTGATTCTTACTCAACATCATTGCTCTCATTTCTCTAAATTCTTTGTAAGCATTGTGATTGTTTAATAATCTTACATACTCTTTAACACTATCACATTTACTAGCAAATGCTCTTACACCCCAACCAGGCCACTTCTCAATACCTTGTGGCAATAAGTGTGGTGTTGATTCTGTCCATGTTCTAATACCGAATAAGTTATTACCTTGTACTGCAAATCTACTATTACCCCAACCAGACTCTAATACTGCCTGACCTATAATCATCTCATATGGCACTCTTTGGTCTTTTGCAAGTGAAAAGTTAATATAATTAATACACTTATGCATTGCTCTTACAAACTGAATATCATTGCTGTATGTAAATTCAGGTTCTTGTAATCCCATTTCTTCTATTTTTTGCATATAAAATTTATCAAGGTCCTCATTGACTACTGCAATAGCAGTTTTATTAGGTTTATACGTACCATAGATATATGAAGCAACCATTAATCCCATTACTGCAAATAAAACTTTAGTATAAAACCAAGATGTATGTAATAATTTATCCCAATTAAATTTTGCCATCTTTTATTACCTTTCGTAAATCTTTGATAGTTTTCTTTTTATTAATTGTTACAGCATACCATTTATATCTAACCTTGTGTTCGCTACTTGGGCCAAATGATGGTACATCATATTCTCTATTGAATACAATTAAGTCTTTCAAATATAAGTTGACTAAATCATCTAAAATAGTTTCTTTGTGATTTTTAGGTACCGTAGGTGTTTTGTAGTAACCTTTACCTTTAATCAATTCGTTTAATATTTCTTTATGTCTTTTCAATAACTTCATTATCTCCCTCTCTTTACAAAATATTCATAACCGTGTTCATCAAATTTTTTCTGTGTAAAAACTAAATTGTCATTATCTAAAAGCTGTCTATAACCTTTAAATATCTTTTTACTAGTTCTACCTGGAAAATTTGTTAAGATGTCTTTATGTAAATGGCCTGTGTAATATAACTCCCATTCACCTTTCTCGTTTTGTAAAACAGACTCAATAGTACTGATACCTTTCTTTATCTGCTTTTGTAACCACTCATCAATATGGTTCTTCTCACTATCTTTCATAATATACTTTCTTTTATAATTGTAAACCAACAAAGTTTACTTTTGGACTAAACGACCAAAACACGTCATTGTGATTGCCAGTATCGCCCAAGTTTTGCATTTGGTACAAGTGTACCATTTCATGTACTAAAGTGTCCATAAAATCTCTTTTATCAGGATAGGTAGGTAACATTTCTAATTTATACAATCTAGTACCTTTTCTTTTCCATTCAAAGGTTACTACTTGCCCTATACACTTTTCTCTTTTTAAATCTTTTATTTGAATTTGTCCGAACGGACTTAACTTGTTATCAAAAATAACGTTGTTTAGAACCTTGAAATACTTTTTAATATCTTTGTAAGTAGTCTTATATTGACGCTTAGAAGAAAACTCTTTTTTGAGAGCCTTTTTCAACTTCATTGCTTTCATTTTTCTAGTTGTTATTTTCGCCATTTAAAATTGCCTCTTTATATTTTTCGTCAAGTTTTAATCTTAAATCAGCGGCAACACCATCTATGATTTGTGGTAGATATGCCTGTAATATAATCATTGAATCTATCATAAATTTATGTGCAAGTTTTTCAAGTTCTTGCTCCATAATATATGATGTATCAATATCTGTGCCTTTAATTTTTTCTGATATAACGTGACCAATAACTGCCTTGTTATAATCATCTGCCTTGGCAATATTAAAAATAGACCAAGACCAAGTATAGACAAATACTAAAAATAATATTAAGAAAGATTTACGCATTGGCATGAGCCTCGTAAATTACTTCATCAACGGTATTCTCATCAATACCCAACATTGCAATATTATCAACATTCATAATTTGATCTCTAGCGTCTGATCTAGTAATCTCACCAGATGTTAATTTAGCAATAATATTATCAACTTTAGTTTCAGTTGATTCTTCAATCCATTGTTTTGTTTTTGACATTATATATTCTCCTTATTTGTTGTTTTCATACTAATAATATATCAGAAAACAACGGAGCAATCAAGCAAAAAATGGACAAATAATGTAGATAAATCAATAGGTTTATAGGGTGTGACATTCTGTCATGCACCCTATAGTTGAATATTATAGAATCACTCAATAATATTTATGTTTAGGACGTTTTGTAGTCTGAATTCCACCCAAAAGCTTCTTTTACCACAGCGTCTGTAAGACCTTTGTACTTCTTATTAAGTGCTTTGTCTTTAACTGCAATCATAAGAGCAGCGTCATCTTTATGTAGGCCTTCTAGCAACTGAATAAACATCATCTCTTTTTTAGTTTTAGATAGTTTTTGGTCAGCGCCTTCTACAAAGTGCCATAGTCTTCTTGCTTCTGTAAATAAAGTTGTATGTTCAGTACCTGCTGGTGCGTCATTCTCATTGTATGGTGGTGTACCTTCAGGTAATGCCCATTTAATATTAGGGTCAAATGCACCTTTTAAAACTTGTCTTAAAGGTACAGAGTCATGCTTCTTTAATACAGCAATCTTTGCTGGTTTGTCTTTTGCGTTGTTTACTTTTGTTAGAATTTCGTGTAACAATGGAGCACTTGATGAATCTGTTCCCATTGTCATATTTAAATTTGCGGTTGTTGTTGGCATAATGCCCTCCTCATTTTGTTATGTAAAGGGGTAAGTCTCCCTACCCCTATACATCTATTTATACTCGTTGAGTATTAGGCATTTTTATATGCGTACGGAGTACCATATAATTTTTTAATACCAGCAGCGATAATCGCTTTTGTAGGAACACCCATTCTGTAAGATGTACCTTTAGCAGTTTTATTAACATAGATCATGTTACCTTCTGATCTTAACGTGTCAACAAGTGCTCTTGGTGAAACCAAGTCAAATCTGTTTCTTAAAGTTTTCCAAGTTACAGACTCTCCTTTTGATAAAAGGTTAAGAACCTTTTGTCTTTTTGACAAAGATTTTCTTCCTCTTGTTTCAGTTTTTTTTGATTTTGATACAACTCTTAATGAGTCATTTGTAAATAATGATTTAAACATTTATTCACTCCTTATTATATAATGTGCCTCAATTAAACTATCAAATACAAGGCACGTTTTTGTATCTGTAGTATCCCAAAGTGCTTTATGGAATTCTTTAAAACTTTTTATAATCAATTGTAATAGCATATAAATTCTTGCCTTCACCTTTTGTTGTTACTGATCTATCTACACGCTCTTGTAGAGGGTGTTTCATTTTGAGATGTCTTAATATAAGCGACTTTAATGACTCACTCAATAACTTGTAATCTTTCAGAAAGATAGGATCAACTAAATTGACACCTTCATCTTTTAATCTCATTAACATTGTTTCAGTTAAGTCCTCACTCACGGCCTGAACAAATATCTTATTGTGTTCAAGTCTTATCATCTCCTGTCTTTTGGCGTCTAGTTCTTGTGCCTTACCCGACATTTGCCTTTTAGGCATTTTAGGAAACAATATTACATTGTCAGGTATATCTTTTTTATCTGTCATCATTTGTTAAGTGGTTTCATTATACCTGCAGGCCAAAACACTTCGTCATTTAACTTCTTAATTGCAATACTATTACATACAGCAATTGTTAATAGTATTAACAATAAGACCATGTTTAATTTATGCACGTATGATCTCACCTTTGAAGTTACATAGACCTTTATCAGCAAAGTATTCAACTAACTCATTATACCCACCGATGTGTTTATCATCTATAATAATTTGTGGCATAGTTCTAACTTGTTTACCTACGGCCTCAAATAACTCATCTGGCGTTTTAAAATCTTTGCCAAACATCTTTTCTGTGTATTCAAAGCCTAGTGTCTTCACCAGGTTTTTAGCCTTTACACAATAGGTGCAATTAGGCTTTGAATATATTTCTATTTTACTGCTCACTTGCAATAACCTCTACTTCATCATAGGCCTTTTCAGCCATTTCTTTTAGTTTGAAAGCGTCAACTACGGTTTCAATAGAGTAGTTATACATCTTATTGTACTCACCCATAGGTAATCTTAAACCAATCCAAGCACGATAGTAACCGTTCTTCGTAAGTGTTACTTCCTGAGCAAACACTTCGTAACCTCTAACTGGTGTATTTGCGATTATATTTACCAATGTAGTTTCAACATCTGTAACTACGGTCTTATTAGTATTCTTACCTAATTCAGTAGTAAATATTTTTGCTTTCTTATTCATCTCACCTTTTACTTTATCAGCAAGTTCAGCCTTTGCAATCATCATACCTTTCTCAATTGCAAGTTCTAAATCTGGTGAAACACTTGTACCGACACCAAAGATACAAACTTTATCTTTGCCTTTGCCGAACGTTTTAGTACCACATTCTTTCTTCTCGTTATAATCTTTCATATACCAAGATGGTACTTTAAGGACTTGTTTATCCTTTTCTTGTTTGATTTTATAAGTGCTACTAGAACAATTTGCAAGTAACAGACCTATAGAACCGATCATTATATATTTGAGTATCTTACTCATTCACCTTCTCCTTTACATTATTAAACACATTATATACTATCTCCTT